GGTCCATGTAGTAACAACAGCAGTCAACGTTGAAGTAAACATCAAAGCGGCTTTCGTCTTATAATTCCACTCTGGCATCGCCATTAACGCGTAATAACGTATTTTCTTTATCAAGCGTGCTTTTTCTGCTACTTTCGGAATCTTAGGCATAAAAAATGTCAATGACAACATTAACAAATACGGCCAAAGACCTGTAACTGCACATCCAATTCCAAATAGGAAATAGAAGGCGTTTGTCAAATACGGATTCATCATCTCAGGCCAGATCGTCATGATCACAAATTGCCACACCAAAAGCATCAAATGATACATATGCATAAAAATAGAACACGCATCTTCAAACGAATTCAGATTTCCGAATACTGTCTTTATGCGTTCATACCAAGTCATCTGAGAATAATCAACAAATGGCTCAGGAACGAGCACTTCACTATATTCAGTCTCAGAGCAAATCTTCTGGTCATCAAAAACGTCACCATAAAGTTTATCATCAGTAATCGCATCCTGTTCTTCCAAGTGATCTATTACATATTCGTGCAAAAATGATCTCAATTCATATAACCCGCCTCGCATCAAAGTACGCTGCTGCGTTGCATTATTTCCTTTCGGATCACAAACATACACGTGGAAATCATAACGGTCCAAGAGAGTACCGCCTTCTTCCAACGATTTCATAGCATCAAGGGCTGTACTTCCATCCTTACGGAACTGACCACGCACTGACACTTCAATAAACAAGAATCGCCTCAACATAGCACTAGGTGCATGCATAAGAGTTCCTGCATTCAAATCTTCATTATTAGTGTCAATAAGGATCAACTCAGGATCAGCAAACATCTTGCCTTTATCATCAAATGCCATATTCAAACTGTAGGCACTACCATCGATCAATTTCTGTAATTCATCCAAAGCTGGATCACCCGTTCGTGCTACTAGATTCGCTTTCATATTTCCCACTTCAGCATAATGGATGTAAGGTTGTGCTTCAGGCACATATCCTTCCCAATAATCACTTTTAACATTGCGTGAATATATCAATTCATCTGAATATTTGCGCCCGGCTGAAAACGAATAACTTCGAGCCAAGAATTTCAAAAGATGACTCTTTCCTATACCAGGAGGTCCATATAGCACAAATGCCAATGGAGGCTTTCTAGTGCCACCATTACAAAAACTATCCGCACTAAGTTTGGTTTCTGCCATCTTTACTTTCCAGTCAAGTAATATGCTCCGATTCTTATCAATAGGCGACATTTCTTTCAATAACGTATCTGCCGTCTCGATAGCTTCTTTTGCTTGTTTGCGATAATCACGAGCATGCA